GAAAGTAGTTCGTGTACAGAATTCATCTGTTTCAAACGCAACTGAAAGTGGTAGTGCGTTTGTTATAAAGAATACTACTGATTACCAAAACAATTATGCTGACGGTTCTGCTTCTGTAGGAATGTGGGCTAGTAGAACAGCGGGTGCGTGGGGAAATAATTTAAGTGTTTCTCAATGTGCTTCTGCTACTGCTTATGAAGAAACAGGAAAAACAACAGCAACAGCGGCTTCCGTTGGTGCTACAGTTGTATCTGTTGCTTCTGCTACAGGAATAAGTGCTGGAGATATAGTTAATTTTGGTGATGAATATGAATATAGAGTTGTTAGTATATCTACTAATGACTTATCCATTGTACGAAAAGAAGAACCTTCTTACTATGGTACAAGTGACTCCTCTGGATTACACGTGGCAATCACAACGCCTTCTGTAAGACGTAGATGGAGATATTATGATTTATTTAATAAAGCACCAGGAACATCTACTTACGCTCAAACAAGAGGCGGAAGTGGCGATGAATTGCATATTGCAATCGTTGATGAAGATGGTGGAATTAATGGAGTTAAAGGGGAAGTTTTAGAAAGATATGAAGCAGTATCAAAAGCTTCAGACGCTAAGTCACCTCAAGGCGACACTAATTACTATTCAGACGTAATTTACAATACAAGTAATTACATTTTCTGGATGGATCACAATCCTTCTGGTTCAAATTGGGGCACGGCAGCACAAGGGACAGCATTTACAGACGTAACTGCTATAAGTAATGTATCATTAACAAATGGTGCAGACGGTTCAAGTGCTACAGTTGCTCAAACTAAATCTGCTTATGAAAAATTTAACGATGCTGAAACAACAGACGTTGGATTAATTATTGCAGGTTCAGGTGACGCAACACATATAGATAACTTAATTACTATTGCAGAAAAAAGAAAAGACTGTGTAGTATTCGCTTCTCCAGAAAGAAGTGATGTAGTTAATATAACTAATTCAAATACACAAAAAGATAATGTTGTAGGATTCTTTAATGGAATTTCTTCATCTTCTTATGTGTTTTTTGACAGCGGTTACAAATATATGTACGATAGATATAATGACGTTTATAGATTTGTACCTTTAAACGGCGATATGGCAGGACTAGCGGCAAGAACTGATATGGTTGCTGACGCTTGGTATTCACCTGCAGGTTTAAATAGAGGTATCGTTAGAGGTGCAGTTAAACTAGCATTTAATCCAACTCAATCACAAAGAGATGAATTATACAGAGCAAGAGTAAATCCTGTGACTACGTTCCCAGGACAAGGAACTGTATTATTCGGTGATAAAACTGGATTGAAAACACCTAGTGCGTTTGATAGAATCAATGTACGAAGATTGTTTATTATTTTAGAAAAGGCAATTTCAACTGCTTCTAAAGTTCAACTATTTGAATTCAATGATGAATTCACTAGAGCTGGTTTTAGAAATATGGTAGAACCTTTTTTAAGAGAAGTACAAGGACGAAGAGGTATTACAGACTACCTAGTAGTTTGTGATGAAACTAACAACACAGGCGAAGTAATTGATAGAAATGAATTTGTAGCAGAAATATTTGTTAAACCTGCTAGAAGTATCAACTTTATCTCACTTCAATTTGTGGCAACAAGAACAGGCGTTTCCTTTGAAGAGGTCGCTAGCTAATAGAGAGAATAACGGAGAAATAAAATGGCAAACATAAACGATTTCAAAGCTAAACTTTCGGGCGGCGGCGCAAGAAGTAACCAGTATAAAGTGGTTATGCCTTTCCCAGGCTACGCTCAAGTTGGTGGAGAAATAGAAGACCTAGCATTTTTATGTCAAGGCGCAGAACTACCAGGTATGGCTATTGCAAAAATAGAAGTACCTTTTAGAGGACGTGCTATTAAAATTGCTGGAGATAGAACAATTGATGATTGGACTATCAAAGTAATAAATGATACTAATTTCAAATTGCGTAATGCATTTGAAAGATGGATGAACGGTATAAACAATATGACTGATAACGAAGGATTAACAAATCCTGTAGATTATCAAGTAGACGCATTTGTTGACCAATTAGATAGAAACGGTAATACTATTAAGTCATACACTTTAAGAGGTGTATTTCCTACAAGTATAGCTGCTATCGCATTGGATTACACTGCTAAAGCTGACTTGCAAGAAACAAGTGTTACATTGGCGTTCCAATACTTTGAAAGTAATACAACTACTTAATCTTTCATTATAAATAGTATTGAAAGTTTTAAGGAGATAAATTATGGCTGAACTATTTGGATTTTCTATAACAAGGGTTAAAAGACCTACAGATCCAAAACAAGCATTTACACAACCTCAAGCGGATGATGGAACACAAACCATCGCCGCTGGGGGTTACTATGGTCAATACTTGGATATGGAGGGTCAGACAAAGACCGAACAGGACCTTATCAGACGTTATAGAGAAATAGCATTGCATCCTGAATGCGATATGGCAATTGAGGATATCATAAATGAATCAATTGTTGCAAACGAAATCAAAGACGCAATTAGAGTAAACCTAGAATATTTACCATTCGGTAAAGATGTCAGAAGAAAAATAGAAGACGAGTTTAAAGAAGTTTTAAGATTGATGAACTTCCATACTAGAGGTCACGATATCTTTAGAAGATGGTACGTGGACGGTAGATTATATTATCATAAAGTAATTGATAGAGAATCTACAAGAAAAGGTATTACAGAATTAAGATATATAGACCCTAGAAAAATTAAAAAGATTAGAGAAGTAAGAAAGAGAAGACCAGATGGACCTACTCCATATGGTTTAAACGTTATTGATGAAGTTAAAGAATACTTTTTGTTTAATGAAAAAGGTGTTACAAATACTACATCTGGTGGAATTAAAATTGCTGTTGACGCAATAGCATTTTGTCCAAGTGGACTGATAGACCAAAACAAAAATATGGTCTTATCATATTTACATAAAGCAATTAAACCTGTTAATCAATTACGTATGATTGAGGACGCAAGTGTTATATACAGAATTGCAAGAGCACCAGAAAGACGTATATTTAAAATTGATGTTGGTAATTTACCTAAAGTAAAAGCAGAACAATACTTACGTGATGTTATGGCAAGATATAGAAACAAACTTGTCTATGACGCAAGTACAGGTGAGATACGTGATGACAGAAATTATATGTCAATGCTTGAAGACTTTTGGTTACCAAGTAGAGAAGGTGGAAGAGGAACAGACATTACTACTTTACCAGGTGGACAACAACTTGGTGAAATGGGAGATATAGAATACTTTAGAAGTAAATTATATCGTTCTTTAAATGTTCCTGCTAGTAGATTAGAAGCGTCAACTGGATTTAATCTAGGACGTTCAACTGAAATTACTAGAGATGAACTTAAATTTACAAAATTTGTTCAAAGATTAAGAAAGAAATTTACTGAAATATTTAACGATATATTAAGAACTCAATTAGTTTTAAAAGCCGTTATTACGGATGAAGATTGGTTAATAATAAGGGATGTTATCCAATATGATTTTTTACAAGATGGACATTTTGCTGAACTAAAAGATTCTGAAATGTTATTAGAAAGAATAAGACTTGCCGATTCGGTAAGAGATTATGTTGGTAAGTATTTTTCAGTAGAGTATATAAGAAAAAAAATATTACGACAAAGCGAAAGAGATATTGAAGATATCAATATACAAATTAAAAGAGAAGTTAAAGACGGTATACTTGCAGACCCTATGCAACAATATACAGCAAACAAAGATAGTATAGAAGGAGATATGTAATGGCAGACCCAAGCGTTCCAAATAAGACAGCGGAATTTATTGACAAATTGCAAGCAGGTAAAAATGCAGACGCAGGAGAAGCATTTAAGGATGCTTTAAGAGATAAAGTAGCAAGTGCTCTTGAAAGACAAAGAGGAGATGTTGCTAGTAAAATTTTTAAAGGTGTAGAACCTGAAAAATTTAGTGCTCCTAAACCAGCGGTAACAGACCCGAGTGCAAGAACCGATAAAATTATGGATACAGATGGAAAAGAAGTTGCTTTTGAACCGAAGGAACCGGCTCCAACAGCACCAGAACCTGAAGCGCCAACTATGGCACCAGGTCACGAATCACCACCAGACGCAGGTGTATAGAAATGGATACGAATTTACTTTTTACAAGTAAGATAGTTGAAGATAGTAAGTATCTTGACTCTAAAAGTTATGGAGATTTATCTCCTAAACTAAAGTTAGCAGTACAAGATACTTTCAATCTAATTGAAAGAACGTCTGGAGATATTATAAGTAAATTTGAAAATTCAGTAGACAAAGTTGCTGAAGCTAGAAAAATAAATAAAGAAGAGTTATATAAATATTTTGACAAAGAAATAGAAGAACAATTAGGAAAATAATATGGCGTGGGTAGATGTACCAGGATCAAATAGTGTTTGGCAATATGAAAATACTGCCACAGCATCCAATACGTATGCAGACGCACCTGGAACTTATTCAGGTGGTGTAAGAACTTATACAACTCCTGGAACAGGACAAGTAAATAAGATTTATGCTAGATGTAGAAAAAAAGGCGAAACAACAGAACGTGGCGAATTATCAAAAGATTTTTATGACGCTACACACGTAGGATTCTAATATGGCAGATATAGTTACAACACAAACAATAGCAGATACGTCTGGAGTTAAGTACGTAGTTAAGATGACTAACTTATCAGATGGTTCTGGAGAAATTAATGTTAATAAAGTAGACGCTTCAACGACTACTTTTATGACCGAAGATGGTGAAAGACGTATAGCAAGAGTGTATTATTCAGTTAATGTATCAGACGCAAAATCAGGAGTAGAATTAGTATGGGACGGTGTTGCAAATGCTACTGCTTTATTTTTATCAGGTCAAGGTTCAATGGATTTAAGAACTGATGGAAACTCATTTAAAAACAATGCTACTACACCTACAGGTGATGTATTGTTAAATACAAAGAACTTTGCTAATGGTGATAACTACTCAATAATCGTTGAATTTAGATAAGAAATCTTATAAATAGTAAGAGAGAGAACTATGAAACTAATTACCGAAGAAGCATTCGATTCAAAATTTCTTATAGAAGAAATTGATGGAAAGAAACAATTTAAAATTAAAGGTGTCTTTTTACAAGCAGATATCAAAAATAGGAATGGTAGAGTCTATCCTAAAGAGATATTGCAAAAAGAAGTTTCAAGATATAATAGAGAATTTATCAATAAAAGACGTGCATTTGGCGAGTTAGGACATCCTGATGGACCAGTTGTAAATCTTGAAAGAGTAAGTCATATGATAACAGACTTACATCCCGACGGATCAAACTTTGTTGGTGAAGCAAAAGTGATGGACACACCCTATGGTAAGATTGTTAAAAATCTTATCAACGAAGGTGCTCAATTAGGAGTATCTTCAAGAGGTATGGGATCACTAGTGCGTGGACGTGGTGGTG